TGCTGCATTTCAGCAGACATTGCACTTTGTAGTCTTTGCTGATCGAACGCCAGCATTGTATTCTTGAAGCCCTGTTGTCTTTCATGCTCTCTTGCTGCGGCGTTCCGTTGAACGTCGAACATTGCCTGATTTACAGACCTACCCTTCACACCAGCCGCAGCAGCACCAACCTCGACTTGCGCCGAGGCCATGGTGCTACCACGTTTGATTTGTAGAGCTTGTTCTGCAAAGGCATCACCAGCCATGAGAGTGTTCGTAGTAATCGCGTTCTGATTAACCGCGTCTGACAACCGAACCATAGTATTAGAGTAGGCTTGCCATGCTTTACTGGCTTTGTACTGAGCCTTGTCGGCTTTGTACGATTGTCCAGCACTGAGCATGTTCATACCTACGTTAGCGGCTATTGCCCACCACATATTATTCTCCTTGTACTATTCGTCTGCCACGCTTGTTGTATTGGCCTACCCACTCAATATCCATGATGGTAAAGGGTAGATGGCTGTCTGTGAACAGGCGTAGTTCGGCGTAGTCTGCGTTGTCTCTGAACGGGATTGTAAAGGACTCGCTTGTTACAGCGGCTTCACCTACGACAGAGTTAGGATTACCTGCGATACGACCAGTAAAGCGGAACTCAGAAGGCTCTCTATAAGGAGAGGTAACTTCTGCACTCACTACACCGGACTCTCGCACGTTGATAAAGAACTTGCCAATGATAAGTGTACCTGTACCAACCTTTACACCATCCTGATCTTTAACAAACGGGATAGTCGGCATGTACTCGGATAGATAGCGTTGTCCACAAATTACTGTGCCGCCTCCCATATCCTGTTTTAGAGTAATAGTTTCTGTACCTTCGTCATAGCTATCCACCAGAACACGAAGTCCCGGAAAAGGACAGCCTTCTCCCTGTACAAAAACCATATCATCTATATCAGGCATAGCGGCGATTGGGCTTACAATAGTTGTATTAACGCCCTCTACGCTAACTCTACGATCTAGCTTAACCTGATAATTCATTTCTAAATCATCTTGTACGTTAATGTCCATCTTCTCCAGCATGTACTGGTTTCCGATTTTAGATATAACGTATATAACGCTCTCTATAAAGAAGAAGAACGCTACTGGATTGGGAAGTACCCATTTACTCCAAGAGGATTGTGCTTTTGTATTATCTAGCCAGATATACTCATAGCTGTACAAAGTGTTCAGGTCTTCGTCGGCCTGTACAAGCAGTGTATCAAAGTTTGACGTACTCGCAAGGTGTTTAACACCACCGAGAATGTAATTTAATACATGCTGCGTAATAGGGCGAGAATCATTAATGTCCTGCGATCCTTCCGTATAGAACTCACGGATACCCGTGTATCTTCCGTAGTTAATAGCAAAGAAAATGTTTCTACCCGCAGGTACAGGAGGAGCAGTAAGATTGCTCTCGAACGAGGTTGTAAGCGTAAGCGATGAGTTCTTGGGCGTAAGAGAATTTCTCCCGAACACAAGAAACTGTGCGCTGTCTGCGAAAATAACCAAGTCCCGGTTATGAGGAACAACACGCAACATATTCGTAACACCCCGTGAGGTGCTCTCCATGTCAATCGCGTCCGTGTCCGCCGAACCTGTAGCAGATTCAATCCAAAAGTCTAACGGTTTGTTTGTACGGCTCATAATTACAGAAGGGCCAGCTAAGGCAACCAAGCGTCCTTGAAAGTACCCAAGGTCTTGTATTTTTCTGCCAATGAATGAAGGATCGGGATTACTGTCTTCGTCACCTACTTGGCGACCAGCCCAGTCTCCCGGATAGAAAAAGAACTCATCTGTATCCTCGTCGTACTCCAGCACGTGCGGCATAGTTGTCGCATCCACTTTGTACTCCGTCTTGTTCTTAACCGTCTCTACCCATTCTCCTGCCATACCAAATCCAGCACCCGTAGCGGGTACGTCACCGTTTGCGTCTGGCGTTACAGTGAACACTAAATACCAATCGTCTTCTCCCTGACTACCGCTACCTGTAACGGCAACATGGTAATTATGAGGAGCATAACGTGGAAGGTGTCCTGTCTGTAGAACGGCATTATTCACCGCTAGGATATTACTACCGTTCATACCATCGGCTACAGCCACGGTAAAGCGGTCAGTACGTGATCCACTCCAGTTGATATAAATAATATCTGCTATGCGAGTGAAGGTAAATATGTTACCTGTATCGGCAGTCTCTAAAGCTGTTACAAGCTGTGTCGCAATGTTGTTGGTAGAGATTTGTGCACCGTGTGATACAGAGCTACCATCTGGACTTGTCCAGCTTGCGGTCAACACCGTAGGCGTACCTGACGGGCTACCATCATTGTAGTTAATCTTTATCTCGTATGTGCGTCCATAATTGCCGCCGCGAATGTAGGTAATAGAGCCGTAGTCTTGAAACTCAGCAAAGTCATTTGCTACCATCGCGCATGTTTTAGTTTTGTTGGCAATGAACGTCAAGTTATCTAGTGTAGTGAAGGCCAGCTTGCCTCCATCTAAATACGCGAAACCATCATCTTCTTCGGTGACAGTTTTCTGGTTGCCCTCTAAGTCATATACGCTTAGGGCTTCTTGCTCGGCAACAACGATGAATTTATCTTCACCACCATGTGCAAAGTAATAGAATTGCGGATCACCCGCACTTGTAAATAGTTCTGCCAGCCACTCCAGAGGTGGTCTTCGTGTAAGACCATCCACCGGATTGCTCGACATATTGCTTTGTAATGTACACTGTCCGGGCAAGCGCGTACGAGCAGGTTGCTGCGACACGCCTTGGATAAGTGACTTTAGACTTCCATCTGCCTTCATACCTTACCTCCGGGCCATCTTGGATTGTATTGTGTACCCTGCTGTCTGATCCCCATGCGGAGACGTGCAGAGGCAGGTCTATTCTTGGCGTTGACGTTGGAGACTTTGAGTTCTTCTGATTGTAGATTAGCCCATGCTTTATCTACTTGCTTCTCAAGTCTGTTGGACTTGGTTTCGTCACCATCGTCATTAACGTAAAAGTCGTATGCAGCTTTGTGCATTAGGTACATTGCTGCTGTCTCAGGTAAATCCTCTACATCAAGGAGTACAAGCAAATTCACATGAATCTCTTGACCGATATTGAACGTATGGTTTACAGGATCGTACAGCTTACCGCCTCTGCGCGTTAGCTTAGAGTACGGGTCAAGCGGGTCAATGTACAAAGTACCCGCAGGAATAACTATCTGTCCGCTTTCGTTGGGAGATAGTCTCAGATCGTATTCGGTGTTGAACCACCAGCCACGTGCCTGAAACTCTTTCTTGACACGATTCAATTCTACCATCGCGGAGAGAACAGACGGGTGACTAGAGGAGGGAGTCGTTACCGGACTCTCGCCAATCACATTCAGCATGTGGTTTAGCACTTCTAAAGTTGTAGTCATGTTAACTCCAAATGAAAAAAGCCCTCCCCGGCGAAAACCGAGGAGGGCAAATGTTAGAATTAAGCGCGGTATTTATTGACTGTACCACATACGTCTGGACGGTTAACCGTCACAGCGAATGACAAGAACGAATCAATGAACCATTGCTTTTCTTCACGGTTGAACCAAATGTCCGAAGTCAGCGGGATGGTTTCACCAGCCAGCAAAGATTTCGGGTGCATGATAACGGCTACAGCATCAGCTTCTTCCGCAGTCATGTCATAGGCATTACCGTTGTTAGCGTTCGACAGGTAGTGGCCTGTGATTGCAGCATCAGGGATACGTGCAGTCTTAACGATACGTGCGCCTTTGATTTCGTAGATAATGCCTTTAGCATAGTCTCCGTTACCAGCAGCGAAGTCGCGGCTCATCAGTTTGTCGTTGTTGTACAGAACGTCATAGTGAGTTGGGCCGACGAAGACTACCAGTTCATCGACTGAAATATCTTCATCTTCCATCTGGATAATAACGTCACCGATTGCATCGGCCAGTTTATCTGGATCGAGGTCGTCGCCGCCAGCCAGAAGCTCGACAGCTTTACCAGCACCGATAGAGCCATTCAGGCCAGACGGAGCAGCTTGGTGAGAGCCTTTGATCGTTTGGATCAGGAACGCTTCATCGAAGAATTTAGCGATCTCTTTACCGTGATCTTTTGCAAGTTCCATACGTGCATCGAAGTGAGTTTGGAACTCGTTCAGCATAGAACGGTTGTCACGGGCGAGAACGACCGTATCAACTGTCAGGCTTACTTTACCAAACGCAGTATTCTTAGCAGGTGGACGAACACCCGGCGTAATCGCTTGCAGTTGCGTACGACCAACGCGGTTATTCGTGATTGTGTCAGTACCACGCACAGCGCGGACATTGACGAATTGACGCATAATAGAGTCTTTGGTGAATTGGGATTCAACTTCACCGCCGTACTCGTCAAGCATCAAGGATACGTCCAAGTCCGACAAGTGCGAAGAATCTGTAGGAAGTGTCATTGTTTATAACTCCTTAGTAAGTTTGTCTTGTTGCAGCTCTTTGTGCACGAAGTCGTGCAATCTCGTCTTCATCACCACGTGCATGTGCTTCCTTGATTTTGGCAAGGTAGTCACCACGTGTTATCGGCTCGAAGCCACTCTGCGCTGTTGATACAGCGGAGTCACCTTGAACCTGTTTCCTGACGAGTGAGGAGTTCTTCCCGTCTGCTTCATAAGCAGTGCGGAGTTTCTGGATTGCCATGACCGCAGCAGTCTGGTTCAGATCGAACATCTGATTGTAGCCAGCTAAGTCTTTAGCAAATGCAGGATCGGCAGCAGCTTTCGCTCTAGCCCAGTCCCGGATTTTTGCCCAGTTTTGCTCACCACCGACTTCGGCGTGAACAGCAGTAACAGTATCAGCGACACCGTTAGTCATTCGGTTGTAGTAATCCTTAACGCCAAGCAGAATTAAGTTGGCTTTCTCTTTTCCTACAGCCTCTACAAGTTCAGTGACTTTGATCTTGGACATATCGCCAGATTCAATAGCCTCACGGAAGAACTCATCGGCAACCTTAATGTCAACTTTTGCGTCAACAAGCAGGGCAACTACGGAGTTCGCAGTCTCATCGCCATAGTCAGGATACTCGGTTAGGTCTTCTTCAACTTGTGCTTCTTCTTCCGCAGGATCGGCTTCATCAGCGGCCTTTTTATCGGCTTCTGCTTTGGCAGCGTCTTCCGCAGCTTTCTTTTCTTCCTCAGTCTGCTCTTTAACAGGAGCCTGTTTAATCTCAGGCTGGGAAGGTGCACCAGCAGATCGGCTAGGCTGATCTGTGTGTGATGCTAGTACGCCTTCCGGCAAGCCCTTATTATCGGGAGCAGGAGTTTGTACTTCTGTATTTGGTGTTTGTTCAGTCATGTTGTCCTCTTACTGTTGAACGGCAGCTTTACCAGCCTCGGTAGCAACTTGTGCGCCCACTTGCTGTTGCACTTGAGCGTCTTGCATTGCCATCGCTTGCTCTTGCTCACCCTGTATCTGTGCAGCGGACTTCAAGAATTTCTCGTAGTCAACTCCACGGCGGATACCGATGAACTGTGCAAACTTTGATGGATCAATTACAGCGCGAATATCCTCTGGTACACCCTCAAGTAATTGAAGGTCTGCCACGAACATACGCAAGTTATCCAAGTCACCTGCGCGGCTTAGAGAATCCAAGCCAGTGATGATTTGCGGATAAAGCATTTTAGATTTGCCAATCTTAATGTCAACGGAACGCAATTTCAAGATTGCGATACGGAGTTGCCATTCTTCGGCAAAGCGGGAGTAAATCCCACCATGTGATAATTCTAGTTCTTGTGCAACGTACCGAATTTCCTCGGCAGTCACTCGTTCAGCATCGCGTGTTACAGAGCTGTTTAGCAAGAAGGCTTGACCAATCTGTTGCTGGAACCTTTGAATGGCTGCTTCAACAAATTGCATGTCTTGTATCTTGTTAAACTCAGGTGTCGTAATGTCACCCTCTTTACCTGTGTGGTATGTACCGGATTCTGAATCGTTAAGTGCCTTCACGTCGATCATACTTGATGGATCAACAAGGAACTTAATGTCAGCAGCGATACCCACCATGTCGATGAGCGAGTTGTTAAGAACGTGAAGCCCGTGGAACGCTCCGGCATAGTCTTCAACCAAGCCGCGTCCATAGTCTTCTCCGCGTACAAGGTTCCATGTTAGAACAATGTACGGTAATTCTTCTGGAGTCCAGTGACCAGTTGAGTCTAGCTTAACATCGTCAGCAGATTGCTCAAGGTGGTACTTTCCATCATCTTTTAGCAAGACACGCGTATAGATCGTGACCTCGCAGTTATCTTTATCATACTTACCCTTCTTGGAAGCGCGTAAAATATCTTGTACCTCTTTCGAGAAAGTATTGAACGACTTCTTATCACGAGTCATAAGTTCAACTACATTGCCTGACAGGTCACGAGCTACGCAGTAATCACGAAGACCATAGGATTGAACTCTGCCTTCGTCTGGAAGGTACATGAGTGCATTGCCTGTGATAATCAGAGATTTTGCAACAGTCGTGGCTTCTGTACGGAAGCGGTTATAGTCGAGATTCCTCATGGCCTCTTGTTCAGCTTGCGCCAACGTCTTGTCGAGATTAGCTAGAATCTCTACGGCTTCTGCGTCCCCTGCCTGAGCAGCTTCGTTTAGTTCCGCAGTAATATCCGAAGATACTGTTAAGCGGAAGAACGGGCTGTAAGGTTGGAACAGCGTCATAATGAGTTTGTTTGATAGGTGGTTAACTGCACGAGCACCAGTAGAATCTATTGGGCCTTGCATCTCGGTTGTTTTCATTCCCTGAGTTGGGAATACATACGGTAGAGTCCAGAGCGAGTAATCTTCGCAACGACGAATGAGTGGCAGCTTCTTGCTATCAAGTGACTGCCATCGCTGTGCGAGGGTTACGGCTTTCTCTTTTGGAGTGGCTGTACCGCCAGCATATTTTTCATCCATCTAGGACTCCTTAAATGTTCAGTCCGCTTCGGCCTAATCCTGCTAGGAAGTTGCCTGAGCCTGTAGAACGACCAGAGGTACGTCCAGAGACTCGCTGGTTCTTCACATCGGCACTTGTACCAATAGAAACAGAAGCACCCGTATCCGTGATTGCACTCGGAGCCGGAGGAGCCGGAATCTGAGGTGTAGGGATTTGAATGTCTGGAACTTTTGGAGCACTAAGACCGAGCATAGAAGTAACAGACTTAAATGCTTTCTTAACTATCTTAACTTTTCCCATGTTGGTTCCTTATTAAGTTACCGCCAAGATTAACATACTGGAATTTCTGTAGCAGATTGATGAACAGTTTATCTTGTTCGATACCCGCAGTAGCAGTAGCAAAAGAAACTACGCAATCGTGTTTATCAAACCAGTCAACCATTTCTTGTACTATCGCTCTTGAAACTCCTGTTCCTCGTGCACTTGGCATCACGTAGAACTTCACAAGATAACCGAAGAACTCTGTATGAGCTTCTGTCTCTCGTGTAACTATAGCAAACCCTGAGAATATATCTTCTCGGTAATTTACTATCAATGCACTCTCTGGGTCTTGTTGTATTCTATATAACCATTCTAAACTATTAGCTTCATTGTAAGTAATAGGATAGTTTGATTCTTCTATAAAACTCTTTAAGCCAGATAGCAGATCAATAATATGATAGTCCCATCTATCTACGATCATTTCTTAAATGATCCTAGAATTTTATCTAACAGAGATTTGTTTACTTCTGTCGGACGTAGGGCATTAGGATCACCGATGATCTTTGAGCCTGTTGCGTGTTGTAATACCCATTGGACAACAACCTGTTGTCCTGCATTGAACATCGCATCGTCAGGTGATACACCGGGTTTCAACTCCATGACCGGAAAAGCTCGTGCCAGAGTGCTTGCGAACTCGTGGCTTACGGCAGGGACTTGGAGGGTATAAAATTTCGTTTCTTTACGTTTCATTGTACCTCGCAGTTATTGGTACTAAATAGGGAGTGAATTATCCGAAAAAGTAATCGGAATCAATCACTTGACCTAAATTTAGCGTTCCTCGTAGTGGTTGCTCCGGTAGTTTAATCCCGGCATTGTCCTCGTTGAATATCTTGAAGTCCGTCAGAGGATCGTTTTCCGTATAAAGCTCCACGAAAGCCTCCCGGATTGCTTGGTGCATAGTTTCCGTATTAGCGGCATGGGTTCCGTAATCGTCGTGGATGAAGGCAAAGTCCGTGATACCGTACTCTGTGGCCTTCTGGCAGGTAAGCATAAGGTGACAGGCATCCATGCTGTGTACGAAGTTCGGGCTGGAGCCTAGCTTATTCTTGTGCACGTCCATTGCACCGCCTGTAGAGTCTCCTACGCGGATTTGGAAGCGTCCTGCCAGTTCTGTCTCAATCCGGCGAACGGTTATCTTACGGCGATCCTGATACACCGGGAAGCCTATAGGAGTCCACCAGATAAGCGGTTTGTTTTCCTTGGCAACTTTACCCGCTGCCTTCTGTATCCAGTCCATAGCCCGTCTGGCGGCTACCACGACCTCCCCAATGGCAGACCACATAATCGGGGTCAGGAATACAGATAATTTGAACCAATGCTCTCGCGGGAACTCGTTACCGATTTCCTCTACAATGAACTGGTATATGTATTCCCTGCATGACTGCTGTGTGCTACCGTACGGTAAGGTCATTACTGGCCTTTTGGCAATTCCTCGTGGAAGGGTTCCACCGTTGTTGTCTCGGTACTTCCTCCACATGTCCGCATATTCACCGGACAGGCTATCAAGTTTCTTGGCGCAGACTTTAGAGACTTCGCTGTAAATGTCTGTTGGCTTATCGCTCGGTACAAGGTTCGTTGCTTTACCACCGATCTCATCCCGGAGCATAGCAGAGAAGTTTTGTAGCCCGTTGCACGATCCATCAAGACCGATTGGAAGGCGACTGATAAACTTGTTACCCTCTGCCAAGTATTGTTTCCACTCAAAGCAGAAGGCAAGGAATTGCCAAGGCTTGTCCGCCGATCCCCAAAATGAAGTGTCGGCAAACGGGTCAGTAGCAACGCGGATAATATGTGGCTCATTTTCTTTAACCCATGCGACTCGTTGATCGTATGATAGCTTGTCAACCCCGAAGCAATTTGCTCCATGTATTGCAAGCCACTTACCACCGTTTTTCCCGACTGCCTTGCCCTCTGCAAAATGCAGTAGTCCTTTAGCAAAGTCAGTTCCTTGTGGAGAGAGTCCCGATACGGTAGTGTATATGCGGCCTCGGAAGTCGCATTGATATACATACCAGAATTTGTTGTAGTCTTTATATTCATGGGCTAACCTCAATACTCGTACAACTTGGAAACATTTTGATACACGCTCACGTTCCATAGTATGAACGACACGGGCCTCAGCTTTCCACTCGTTGAACTTTTCAACATCATCCTCTGTGAACGTGGTTTTCTTTTTACCTCGCACCGGGCTTTCCGGTATAATGTACGGCTCAGATCGTGGAAGTCCAATCGAAAGTGATTGCTCCCATGCAGTCTTTAACGCCTCGTACACGGGCTGGTTTATTTGCCACGGCACATTCTGAATGGTATTGATTATGTTGGTAATGTTGCTTATATCACCATCGAACATTTTAACGTGCTCTTGGCTTCTGGTCTTGACCATCGGTGTACGCTTACGCATTTGTGGCGTGTAGTATCCGCCTTGGTCAATGCTTGTCCAATCATCTGGCGGAATTATGCACGGCACTCTATCTGGATTTAGAAGCTCGGCGTATTTGTGGTAGTCCTTAACCCAGTCGAGAGCATCCTGTGACGGAATGATCTCTACCTTAGTCTTGCCACGCTCATACGAAGTTTTCTTTTCTATCAGATCGGTTGCAGATAAAATACAGTCAATAACCTTGATACCTACTGCGATCTTATCCGGCAAGCTCCACGAGTTCCAGCCCATACCCTTCTCGTTCGCTTTGAACGTAAGAACACGGTGCATGTGTCGATAGCTTTTGGTTCCCTTCTTTTGGAAGTCCCGGATAATTGTTTCGTAGTAGTCTGAGTGTTGCGAGTGAAACTTGCTGAACTTCACCTCGTCTTCCAGCATCATACCAATGTGGTTGGCAAGGTTCTGGATATTGTTATCTGTAGTGAAGTGATTAAACAGAGCACGAAGACCTAGATACGCGGCTTTAGCCGGATCAACCTGACGTAGCAGTACACGGTACTTCGCCTGTGCTCCTGCTTGTCTTGCTGCACAGTATCCCTCAATGGCATCAGCCACAGGATCAATGAACTCTCGCATTAGAACTTGTGCGTATTTGTTCTCGGCTGCACGTTGATTATCTTCGGCGGACTGTACGGAATGTTTGTACCGTGCAATACCGTAGGCAACCATACGCTTCTCCAGCGCGATTTGGTCTTCGATAGTTGTCATGTCTTTGCTAACGCCCTTCGTTTACGTGCTCGTTTGTTTTTAAGCTCTCGCTTCTCATCGTCCGATTTATGAGTCGGGTGATACACCCCGGACGGGGACTCGTTGTGTTCTTGGTAGTAACTGAGCAATCGCTCCAGCCACCACATCGGCGTACCGTCTCTCTTAGCGCGTCGAGCAAGGTTGAACACCTTACCCTCCACACCATTACAGTTACGGCATAATACGCCACGAACATTGCCAGTTACGTGGCAGTGGTCTAAGCAAATATCCTTACTGGGAGTTCTGCTCAGGTTGATCCGGCACAGTGCACAGCGGTTCTTCTGGTGTTCCAGTAGAGTCGCCTTCACTGTTGGTATCTGGCTGGTCTTTAGCCTCATCCTTTAACTCCATACGTTGAATAAACTCCTCAATCGCCTTGTCCATGTTATCGGCTAGGGCAACCATTTCTGTGTCGTGTAGGTTAGCGATACGCGGTACATTGTACAGCCAGTCGTTATCTACATCTACACCGAACGCTTCTTTAACGTACTTTCGGATTTCAGCATATACCTTCGTGGCGTAAACGTCTCCGTTAAAGCTCATCGCTTGCCAGTGGCGTACTCCATCGTGGTCTTCCCACGGTATCATAACTTTAGTTTGTCCGAGCAGCTTGCCTGTTCTCATTTACTTCCTCCACGTGTGCTTTGCGTTCTTC